GCAGGTAGAAAAGTACAAGTCACTCTTGTTCGCAATCGAAAGAGCAGCAAACAAGATCGCTAAAGACACACGTCGCGGTAAGGGTAACATCCTCATCCTATCAACGGATGTTGCATCAGCCCTAGCAATGACAGGTCTTCTAGACTACTACTCAGCATTGTCAAATAACACCAACCTAACAGTTGATGATACTGGCAACACATTCGCTGGTACACTCTTCGGACGTATCAAGGTCTATGTTGATCCATATTCTGTATCTAATGCAGATTATGTTGTTGTTGGTTATAAGGGTACAAACGCTTATGACGCTGGCTTGTTCTACTGCCCATACGTTCCACTACAAATGGTACGCGCAATCGACCCAACGACTTACCAACCAAAAGTTGGCTTCAAGACTCGTTACGGTCTCGTTGCAAACCCATTCGCAACTGCAGCAGGCACTGGTGCTCTTTCAAACGGCACAAACGTGTACTATCGTAAGTTCCAAGTGTTGAACATCAACCAGTAATAGTTATTACCGACTTTATAAAAATAATAAGGTAATGTGACTCGGGGGGAGCAGCAATGCTCCCCTTTTTTTATTTCCCTAAATAGAGTAGATCTTCAAAGGGATGCGCAATGACAGCACTCACAAGAACACCGACTAATACAGCACTCTTACAAAGTACCAAATTTAGAGTGACGTTTGATCGTTTGCCTGGAGCAACATATTACTGCCAAGCAGCAAACGTTCCTGGAGTTTCACTTACAGAAATTATTCGACCAACACCATTTATAGATTTGTTTCATCCAGGTGAGAAAATGGTGTATGATACGTTCAATATTACTTTCTTGGTCGATGAAGATATGCGTAACTGGACTGAAATTCACGATTGGATTCGTGGGTTGACATTCCCAACTGATTTCAAAGAGTATATCAATCTAGAACGCCAAGCAAGAGCACCATATATTCGAAATCGCGATAACATTAGAGTTCAATACTCTGAAGCAATTATGACTCTTCATACAAACAAAAATAATCCAAACTTTAGAATTAAATTGTTTGATTTGTTTCCAGTTTCTTTATCATCTTTGTTAATGAGCGCACAAGACACTGCTGAAAATATTGTTGTTGCGGATGCATCTTTTAGATTCTCATACTATGATTATGAGAGATTATTTTCTTAATATATTCTTGAGAGTCCCGATCAAACCAGACATACTGATTATACTTATGCAATCCTTGTAAGACAACTCTTGTCATGACTTGTCTTTTGATTTGAAATGATTTATAATTGATGCATGAAAATAGAAACACCTCCACTTGAAGAATTGATGCAACAATGGGAAAAGGATTCCGAAGTTGACACGACGGAGCCTGGTAAAGAAATCCTGCGCATTCCATTGTTGCATAACAAATACAACAAATATTTGTCATTGCATAATCTTGCAGCCAAACGCGCTGCACTAGAGTTTGACAAACTCAAGAAACTCAAATGGATGTATTACAACGGCAAGTTAGACCAAGAAGAATTAGATAAACTTGGTTGGGAACCATTTAGATTTACATTAAAGTCAGACATTGCTGTATATCTTGATGGCGATGATGATCTAAACAAACTCAAGCGCAAGAAAGCGTATCATGACGAGGCAGCAAGTTTCTGTACCAACGTCATGAAAGAGTTAAACAACCGTACATGGCAATTAAAAGAGTACATGGGCTGGGAGAAGTTCATTCAGGGTGCTCGATGATAGAACACGTCGTTGTTGAAAAAGTAAATAATATCTATGTCCAAGTGACTGCTGAACCTGCGATCTTGCAAGAGATGTCAGAGTTTTTTACATTTTCAACTCCAGGCTATCAGTTTTCACCTGCGTTTAAAAATAAATATTGGGACGGAAAGATTCGACTTCTGAATCTAAACACGAGACAAATCTATCTTGGTTTAGTTCCGTATATCAAAAAGTTTTGCAAGGACAGCAACTATACCTGCGAGTATATCGATGAAGAAAAAGAAATCTATCCTGTTGACACCAAAAATTTGGCTTCGGCTCTTTCTTTGTCAATTGAGCCCAGAGATTATCAGTTACTTGCGTCTAGCGTCGGACTTACAAAAAAGAGAACTGTACTCGTTTCACCAACCGCATCGGGAAAATCACTAATCATTTATATGATGATTCGCCACTTACTTAATACAGGTAAGAAGCGCGGATTGCTGATTGTTCCTACGATTAATCTCGTCACTCAAATGCATAGTGACTTTAAGAACTACTCATCTGTCAATGGATGGGATGTAGAGAAATACTGTCAGAAGATTTATGGTGGTGAGAGTAAAATCCCTGATAGTGATTTGATTATCTCTACATGGCAGTCAATCTATGACATGCCAAAGAAATATTTTACTCAATTTGATTTTATCATCGGCGACGAAGCGCACACGTTCAAAGCAAAGTCACTGACAAGCATCATGACCAAACTCATCAACTGTGACGTGCGTATTGGCACAACAGGTACACTTGATGATAGTAAAGTAAACAAACTAGTTCTTGAAGGATTGTTTGGACCAACGTTCAAAGTTATTTCTACAAAGGAATTGATTGAGCGCAAGCAACTCGCCAACTTCAGTATCAAGTGCATTGTATTGAAGTATCCAGAAATAGTTTGTAAGACAGTCAAAGGATTTACATATCCTGATGAAATGAATTTTCTGACGCAACACGAGGGGCGAAATCGATTCATCACTGATCTTGCATTGAATCTCAAAGGCAATAGTCTTGTGTTATTTACTTATGTCGAAAAACACGGTAAACTATTATATGAATGGATAACTGAAAAAGCAAATGGTCGAAAAGTATTCTTTATCCATGGTGGGGTTGAAGCAGAAGATCGCGAAGCAGTAAGACATATCACTGAACAAGAAAACGATGCGATCATTGTAGCAAGTTACGGAACGTTCTCGACTGGTGTCAATATCCGTAACCTACATAATATTATATTCTCCTCACCAACAAAGAGTAAGATTCGAGCATTGCAATCTATCGGTCGTGTGCTGCGTCTAGGTGAAAACAAAGAAGCAGCCACATTGTACGATATTGCTGATGATCTACGTTATGGTCCTTATACAAACTTCACGCTGAAGCACTATGAGGAACGAGTGAAGATCTACAGTGAAGAAAAATTTCCTTTCACAACGAATAACGTAAGGATAAATTAATGTCTGAAGATAAAGTAGAATATAAACCAAGAGGCGAACTCAAGTTTGTTCGCCTTCGTTCAATTCCAGATGATATCATTGGATATGTGACTTATAAAGAAGGATACATTACAGTAGAGTTGCCTCTAAGAATTGAAATTGAAACTATATTTGATGAAGGTCGTCAAATTCTTGCAATGCAAGAGTACCTTCCTCAATCAGTTATTGAAATAAAAGAAGTAGATTTTGATGATTACGAGGTGTTATTTGCGTCACCAGTTCGTGCTGAATTTGTTGAGCAATATGAATACGTTGCAGATTTCTTTTATAACAACACTGCTAACATAAAGACGCCTGTTAAAAAGAAAACAAAGGGATTAGACAATAATCCCGAAACAGTTGAGAAGGTTGTTTCTATTCTTGAAGCGATGGCAAATAAAAAAGACAAACCAGTACATTAAATTTATGAACATTAAAATTTTTAGTGATCCATTTCCCCACATAACAATACATAATTTGTTAGACCCAAAAGAGTTCCAATTGATTTGGAATGAGTTGATTTTTTTAGTTCCAAAAATGCTTCCACCTGAACAAACAAGTGCTGCAACACGAGAGCGTGGAATTCCTCGAAAGAAAGGTTACGGAATCATGATCGATTCAATGTTCAATAACAAAGAACATTCGGATATTTTATTGTTCATGACTAAAACTGTGAGTGAGAGAGTTAGAAATGCATCTAAAGAAAGTTCAGATGTTTATATGCAATTGTTCAAGCACATTAATCACGGATGCACATTAGTTCAAGCGTATAGAAATGGTGATTATTACGAACCTCATGAAGATAGTGCAGTTTTCACGGCAGTAACGTTAATTCATAAGACACCAAAAAAATATCAAGGTGGTGAATTGATATTTCCTGATTATAACTATAATTCAAAACTTGAAAATAATTCAACAATTATTTTTCCATCAGTGGTGCGTCATGAGGTGACTGAAGTCAAATTAAAAACAGATAACCCCGAAGATGCAAGATTTACAATTTCACAACTGTTACATATTGGTTAATTATGGCTAAAAATCACTACATCAATAACAAAGATTTCCTCAAGGAAATGACTGCATATCGTACAGCAATTCGAAAAGCAAAGAGACTTGGTCAACCAAAGCCACAGATCCCTCGATACGTTGCTGAATGCTTTATGAAAATTGCTGAGAATCTCTCGCATAAACCAAATTTTCTTTCATATACTTTTAGAGATGAGATGGTTGCCGATGCAATTGAAAACTGCGTAATGTACGTTGACAATTTTGATCCTAGCAAATCGAGCAATCCATTTGCCTATTTCACTCAAATAGTATATTATGCATTCTTAAGAAGAATTCAAAAAGAAAAGAAGCAACTATATGTCAAGTACAAGGCGACAGAGACTGCTGGTATTCTTGATGAGTTTGAATTAAATGAAAATGAAGACGGAACTTTTAGGCAATTTGAATTGTACGAAAATATTTCAGAGTTTATTGTAAACTACGAAAATGCTCGTAAAGAAAAGAAAGCCAAGAAAGCAGGTCTGGAGAAATTTGTAGATGAAGATAGCAATCCTGGGTGATACTCACTTTGGTATGAGAGGCGATAGTATCGCTTTCCATAATCACTATCGTGAGTTTTATACTAAACACTTTTTCCCTTATTTGGTGCAAAATGGAATTACCACCATCTTTCAGTTGGGTGACTTATTTGATCGTCGGAAGTATATCTCTTTTCAGTCTCTTGCTCTTTGCCGTCGTTACTTTTTTGATAAACTGGCTGAACATAATATAGAGATGCATACGTTGCTTGGCAACCATGACATTACATTCAAGAATACTTTAGAAGTCAATTCGCCTGAGTTATTGCTCAAAGATTATCCGAATGTTGTCGTGTATAATGAAGCAACAGAGTGGAATGGTATTGATATCATTCCTTGGATCTGCAAAGACAATGAACTAGAAATCATGGACTTTATCAAACGCAGTACTAACAGCGTTTGCTTTGGTCACTTTGAGTTGCAAGGATTCGAAATGGATCGTGGCAATATCTGCCACGAAGGTATGGACCCCTCCACCTTACAAAAATATGATCTTGTTCTTTCTGGCCACTTTCATCACAAAAGCAATAATGGCAGTATTGTGTACGTTGGAACTCCTGGTGAAATGACATGGGCAGATCATAATGATGATCGTGGGTTTCATATCTACGACACTCAATCTCGTCAATTAGAATTTATTCAAAATCCGTTGAAGATGTTCTATAAGATCCAATACAATGATGATGAGTTATACTACAATGATCTTGTGAACGCAGATTATTCTCATCTTGCAAGCAAGTATGTTAAGATTGTAGTTGAGAAACGCAATAACTCTTTCTTGTTTGATACATTGCTAGATACGTTGGCAAAAGTAAATCCGTTGGAAGTATCAGTCGTTGAAGACTTTTCTGAGATTACAGAGAACGTTGACGTTGATATTGACCAAGCAGAAGACACAATGACAATCTTAAATAAGTATGTTGATGGCTTGACTTTACCTGTAGAATCAGATAAAATCAAAACAGTATTGCGTGATGTATATAACGAAGCATTGTCTATGGAGACAGCGTGATTTTATTTAAAAAAGTTCGCTATAAAAATTTCCTTTCTACTGGAAATGTTTTTACTGAAATCTCATTGAATGAAAACACCACGACATTGATCGTTGGTGAAAATGGTGCAGGTAAATCCACATTCCTGGATGCTATTACATTCTCATTGTTTGGCAAACCATTTCGCAATATCAATAAGCCACAACTCGTAAATTCTGTCAACGAAAAAGATTGTCTCGTTGAAGTTGAATTTGATATTGGTAAGAAGTCATACAAAGTTGTTCGTGGCATTCGACCAAATGTTTTTGAAATTTATTGCGACGATGAATTACTAAATCAAGACGCAAGAGCAAAAGATTATCAGGATCATCTTGAAAAAATCATTCTCAAGATGAACTATAAGTCATTCACGCAGATCGTTATTCTAGGGTCAACCAACTTCACTCCATTCATGCAGTTGTCAGCATCGGATCGTCGTGCAGTAATTGAAGATCTACTTGACATCCAGATCTTCTCTTCCATGAATGTAATTGTGAAAGGTAAACTACACACACTCAAAGACGAAGCAGCGCAACTCAAGATTCAAATTGATAACACACGTGATAAAATTGAACTACACAAGAAACATCTTGACGAACTCAAGAAGAATACAAAGGAAATCGTAGACGCTAAGAAACAAGAAGTGACTGAAAACACGGCATCACTCTCAGCACTTGAAATCGAAGCAACTGAAAAAGAAACTCAAATTGAAAATCTACTAACCGAAGTATCAGACGACGATTCAACCAGTAAAAAATTCACTAAACTAAATCAACTTGAAGCCAAGATTGAAGGGAATATTCAGAAACTCGAGAAAGACATCGAGTTTTATTCTGTAAATTCGACTTGTCCAACCTGCGATCAGGCTATCAATAACAAAGACGAAAAAGTGCACACATGCAATAGTAAAATCACAGAACTAACCGAAGGTCTAAACAAACTAAAGGAAGAGAGTGATGCCGTTCTACGTCGAATCAATACAATTAAATCAACCCAACAAACTCTCAAAACTCTTGAGCAAGATCTTGTGCGGATCAATACTTCTCGCAAGCAGGTTCGAAACTATATTACGAAACTTGAAAAAGAAATTGGTGAAATAGAAAGCAAACCAGCCATGAGCGATGAGTTCAAGGCACAATCAAAAGAGTTGCTCAACGCATTACAAGCATTTAACGAAAAAAGAAAAACGGTATCTGAACAAACACAACATTATGATATTGTCGCGCAGTTGCTTAAAGATGGCGGGATTAAGTCGAAAATCATTAAGCAGTACGTGCCAGTTATAAACAAACTGGTAAATAAGTATTTGGCTGCGATGGACTTCTTTGTCAACTTCA